ATACGATGGTTTGTAATTCTTTGGTACTCATGTCGGAGTTATTTATAAGTGAATAATTTATTTACGGTGCGTGTTGGATGTCAACTGTGCGTTGGTATTAGATACCAGTATTAGCGCGGAATTGCGCCATCTGGTCAACACCATTAACTTTATAGATACCAGCAATCGGATCGTACTCAATAACGTCCACACCATTAACCACGTATTTTAAAGCGGTGATGTTGAGGTCAAGTTCAAGTTTTGAATCCTCGTTTTGCTTAGCATCCATTGAGGGTATTTTCTTTGACGTGGCAGTCATAAACACCACCACTGGCACTTGCGATGCACGGCCAGTACTATCATATACCTCTAGGTTATGACGCAACTGAAGTTGTGATGATTCAAACACACGTGCGGCAAATGCCCACGCATCAGCCTGGGGGCTTACAATGGTCATTTTACCCTCCATCTTTTGAAAGGAGGTGGGCAGTTCAATTTGACCAATCATGCCCAGCGCCGTGCGCTCCACCATGTTGACCATAACCTCCGGAACTGTGACATTTTCTGTCACACCAGCCCAGTTAACACCGTTGATGTAAAGATTGGCGTTACTTAATTTAGTTGCCTTGTTCATGTTAGGTAGTTATTTGTAACTGGACCCGATTAAACGGTACCCAGTGAAAGGTCAACGAATGATTTGAAAATGATTGTTTGCGCCGGGCTAGGTGGTAAGAACGTGGTGCGGAATACCAGAACACCAGCAGCAACGCTTTCAGCCGGATTATCCTCGGCCACGAAGTCACAACGACCATCAGCAATTGCGCCGATGGTGATTTGACCACGCAAATAGGTGTTTGCGGTTTCTTTGATTGAATCAATCACCGACGTGGTACCCAGCGTTGGATTGTCCAAGAATGGCAACACAGCGCCCTGGATAGTTTCATCAATAATGTCACGGGTGCGGGCCACGCTGATGAAATTGATAGGCTGCGTGTTGGTAGGGTAGGCGGCATTATTATTACCCCAAACATGGTATCCTTTGCCTGGGATATTGGCAACGGTTACAATACCAACGACGTTTAAGGCGTTCGCATCAGAGTTGCCGTCAATAGCCCAGGTCACGACACGTTCAATACCTTCAATGCCCTTAATGGGCTTGTTTGATGGGCTATACCAATAGCCGCGGGTACGGTCAGTAGTGCCGATAACGCCAGCAACGAATGGCGCGAGCGATTGCGTCAAAAGCGTGTTTTTGCCGTCGTATGCCGATACCTGTGGGTAGCACACAATGGCACGCTCATCATCAGATTTGACAACTGTGCCAAGCGTGCCAGATGCACCACGGCCAGCAATGGCGGTGTTTAGTGCCGTGCCGTTTGGCAATCCTAGAATGCAAACACCTTTCAAGCGTTCGGCGGTTGCCAACAAAGCGTTTTGAATAACCGTGACTGTTTCAAGGTCAGGGCAAAGAAAAATCTTTGGACCATCACCGTAAATGGTCTTGGCAGTATCAAAAAGGAATGTACCCGTGCGAACACCGCCGCTAGTAACAGCGCCGATGGTGCGGTCGTTGATGGTAGAACCAAGTACTTTTTTGTTGTACGTGGCCAGCGCTGTGCTACCCTCTGCAATTGTTGTAAAATCCAACACTTTGATGCGGCCATACGCATCGACGGTGTAGTGCGTGCCCTTTGTGTAGGTGGTTGAACCAGCAGAGTTGGTTAATGAAAATGCAGTGCCGACGGGTATAAATGCAGTAGTGGCCGCACCGTTGGTGATGGTCAAGGATTCATCTTCGACTTCATCTGTATCGTCCGTGGCGTGCAACACATTGATAGCGTAAACCTTTTGAGGGCCTTGCGCAAAAAAGGCTTTGAGCGATGTGGCCAATCCAAAGCCGTCGGCAATTGCGCCAAATTGCTCAATATCAGCCTCGGTGCGGATTGGTGTAAGCACGCCAACTGAACCTTGAGATGCAAATCCAATCACCCCGATAATACTAGGGTCGGATTGTCTGGCAGGGTTTACCCGTGCCGTTTGTTGTTGTACGACAACACCGTGAACTAAAGTCATGGTTTATAATTAAAGGGGTGATAAATTTGGTACTTCTGTTTGCCAGAAGCGTTATAGTCTTTGGCAAACAATAAGCCAAATCCGGCTACCATTGCGGGCCATTGCTCCATGATACATGACATGATTTGACCGCTTGTAAGCGAACAACTTGCGGCATCTGCAACGGCCCCAATAATAGCCAAAATACCGAGTGTGGTGGTTTTCCAGTTCTTCATGTTAAATGAGGTTTGCCCATGCGCCATTTTCATAGCCACGGAATTTATTAGTGGTTGTATTATAATAAACGTCACCGTTGGTGGCCGTTGCTGGGTCAGCAGATAGTCTAGGGAATTGAAATGCTGAATTTACTGATGTGGTGATTTTACCATCACTTGCGATGCGTAAAATCTGATCACCGTTTGAATCTTGGATTAACAGCGCAACGGTTGAGCCGTCATCGGTTGTAGCTTTGATATGTACGTTGGCATTTGATTCGCCAATACCAATACCTAAGCGGCCATTGGATTTATTGAACACAAAAACCGTTGAACTATCAAACACCCCGCCGCCGCCTGTAAATTGGATGCAGCCTGATGCGCCTGACGGATTACCCTCACCAGCTGCGCCGATGGGTGTTGGTGTTGATGTGCCGTTGCCTACCATCAAGCGCTCCTGTGCTTCATCCCACCATATGCGGCCAGCGTCGGCATCGGTTGGCGTTTCGGATAGTGTTTCTACTTTGAAGTTTTTAACAACTCCTAAGCCAAAATCTATAATGCTGTATAAAAATCGCATCATGACAATACCGCCTCCCCGGATATAGCAGTTGAAAATGTAATTGTGGTCAGGTTGGTATTGGTGTAAGCAATCACACCTTGCACCTGATTACCATCCGCATCAAAGGCAGTTACACCAGCAGGGTTTGCACCACGGTTGTGAACAATGGTCCAAGTTTCAGCGGGGGATGATTGAACGTGCGTGTATGACTGTGCCGACAATTGCAGGGCGGTTTTTAGTTCGCCGATTGTGGTTTTTTTATTTACACCGCCGACAATTACCATTACAATAGTTTCATCAACCAACGCGGCTGCATCGGCTGGGTCTAATGATGATATTTTTACATTTACGGCCATGTTTATAATTGTGTTGCAAATATACTACTAATTTGATATGATTGGTAGTATATGGATAAAATTATTCTGATGACTAACGTTCAAAAGTTTCTTCTATTCCAATTTTTGCCCATTGCTGTGAACGTATGTATGTTAAATGCGAGGTTACAGAGTAACTACTACTTGCAAGTGTACGCAAGTGCCAAACGTGGCAATACTGCCCGCTTTCATTGTCTTTGACCGATATCGGGGTAATTAGTTCACTTGGATTTTCGGTAAGGTATCCGCAAACACCGTCGATAAACCAGCTAAAGTTATCGCTAACCTCTAGTTTTCCATCTTGCCCGTAAATGGGTATAATTACTGCCATTAGTCAAAAAATTTAAAAGCTATCCAACGGCTATTTGTAGTTTTGGCTTGCGCTCCTAATCCAAACGTAACACCTTGAAATCTGTAACCCTGCGTTACTAAGTCTGGTCGGGTCATTCCTGTCCAGTATGTTGCGACTGTCATTCCGCAATCGAATAGCAGGTTTGTTGCAGCCGACCCGTTTAGTTTTTGGATAGTGCTTACCATGTCTTGGTCAAGACATAGCCAACCACTACCAATACCTGTAATATTCAAAGCTGCAATATCTGATAGGCATTGTGTAAAGTTCCTGTTTGTCCAGTTGCCTGCCCACCATCCACCGTGCAAATGGTCTTGAAAAGCGATGATAGTACCGCTATTAAAGGCGTAAGTAAATGGCCCAGCATTACCCGCTGCATCAGTAAACCTGTGCTTGTTGCCGTGGATATTGTTGCTTAGTAATGTTTTGCCAGTTGGGTCTGCTGGGTCAAGTTGTGCGTATGTTGCTGGCGTTATCGGCTGTGTACGGTTATACCTACCAGCCAAAAAGTTAGCCCCAACGTCTTGAAATCCGACCTCATAATTCTGGGTTTGTGCTGCTGTGAAATCTACATAGGCAATTCCGCTACCAGAACCAGTTGATACGTTGATAGTGCCATCTGTGTACGTCGGAGTCGTAGGAGCTCCGTTAAGCGTTACGGTTAATGCCTTGTTTGTTTCTGGCAATAACGTATCTACATCAGTACCGTTGATACTTAAGTCGGCAGTTCTTATAGTTACCTTACCACTGCCGATTGCGCCGACGGCTCCATTTGATTGGTTTACGACTGGTATGTTAAGCGAGCCACCAGCGGCCACCGTTGCAAATGCCTCGGTATTGACCGTGACCGTTGCATCTTCGCACGCGGGTATTACAACATCAATGGTTGAGCCAGTCACTGTAACATCACCAATCGGCGCACCGCCTCGGGTAACGTTCACGGTAACGGTTTCGCCCGGGTCCGCCTCAACTTCAGTTCCATTTACATCAACCGTCACCGGGTCACCCCCTGAGCCGGTATCAAAATCAGGTAAATCACCAGCGGCAAAATTTACATTTTTGACCGACGGCCATACGTGTGTAGTGCCCGCAAAATCTATTACCGCAATATCTGGTAAGATTTTATTTTCGGTGATGGTGACATTATACGATGCATCTGAGTTGGCCACCAGTAAACCATCGGACGGTGTTGTTTCAGGTGCTGTCACTCCATTGATTGCGGTGATTAGCTGACCTGTTTCATCGGGCAAATCGGCAACCAATCTTTCTTTGCAATACACCTCGATAAAGTAACTATTGATACCGTCAGGTGCATCGGGGTTGGGGATAATTTTCCCAAGGTGCAAGCGTCCATATGACGGTACATCGTGGCCAACCAATGCGCGCTTAACTTCTGATATTAGCTGGAATATACCATCATTGCCACGGAGCAATCTAGATTCAACTAAAAGGTAAACCAACACAAATCCGTTTTGCGTTACAAACGAATTGTTGGACATGAATGATTTGTCAGATACTCCCAGTCGGTCAACGTATTCCGTTGACCCGAACGCAATTATTACCCGCTTTGCAAAAGACTGATTATTATTTGCTTCAGCTGGTGATTGCGGTAAATGTATAACCTCGATGCCGTTAGGCAGCTCAGCTATCAATCGCAATCGTATCGGCTCCAATAATGTTGTTTGGTACTGCATGCTATTCGTTGTATGGTACGCACCTATTCGTTGTATGGTACTAGCCTACAAATGTAGGTTTTCCCATCAAATAATGATTGGGCAAATTGGCCTAAAAACGTGGCACCGTTGATGGTAATTCGTTCCTCTGTAAGGTTGGATTGCACCGCCTCAAATAGGCCCTCAAAATCACCGTGTTTCCATTCGGCAGTGTATGCCGATTGCGTCATCTCCAATCCACGGATAACTCGCTGATCCTGGCTTGCATCTTTGAAGTGCATCATACCAGTAACGATATCACCGTTGGGTTTAGTCCATGTGGCCTCATATCCCATGATGGCCAGCGTGGTATCAAATACTGATGATTGTAATGCGTCAAAAACGGGTGCCATGTGATTGAATTGAATTAAGGGCAAATATACAAATAAAAAAAGACACCCGCAAATTAATGGGGTGTCTTTCAAATTATTAACCTACTTACTTATGAGAGCTACGCAGTCAGGTTGATGATACCGGCACCGTCAAGTGCGGTCAACGTGGTCGCAATGTTTGCGCCAGTTGCGATATTTGGAACGGTTGCTGGGCTAAGTCCTAAAAGAACTTTAACCGTTGATGCGTCACCAGCGGCAGCCTCGACACAAATACCAAGGTAAGGGCCATCGGCTGGGTCTTTACTTGCGGTCAGTGCGTTGTTGTAGCAACGGTCACCAACTGCAATGGCCAATGATGCCTCTTTGGTGACCTCAAACACACCAGCAACGCCCAACTCAATAACGTCACCAGATGACGATGCCTCGGTTGAAAGAATTGGCACTCCGTTGCGGCTTACTGATTGCACAACACCGCTAAGTGCGCCTTTTTGGTAAATCTTACCAACGGCAATGGCTGTTTCGCCAGAGCCCAAAGTCAGGGATATTACTAATCCCGGTTGAATGAAGTTTGGCATATGCCTGTTTTTTATGGGGTTTAAAATAGGCGGTTTTTAGGCCGCCTTTTTTTGATCTGGTTTACTTTGCCTTTCGACTAAGTCTAAGCGCCAGCGTTGGTAACTGCGCCGCGGAAGCCAACAACGTTGATACCGGCGTCGAGGCGTACTTTCCATTTCACGCCGTCCATGTCGAATTGCTCTTGCATTTCCATAAATGGAGTTGTCTGTCCATTAAGGAATGACATCTCGAATACGGGTTCGATGTTCGGGTTAGCGAACAAGTAACGACGGGTACCGCTAAGGCGTGGCGTGTCGATAATGTTTTCGAAAGTATTTTGCACGCCGTTGGGTTTTTGGAATTTAGCCGTGCTGTCAGTAAAATCAAATGCTGATGCATTCAATACCTTAGCTTGCATGCCCAAAGATTGTGGCACCAAAAGAACTTTTGGAGTAAGGCCGATGTAATCGTTGCCTCCTGGTTCTTTTTGAGCGCCCATTACTTGACGGTCTTTGTCGATACCCTCAACGGTAATACCCGAGCCAGTTGCGTTGATGTTGTTACGACTGGCGTCAAACAAAGCAGTACCATTCACGGTTGGTCCAAGTCCAGAGTTTGCGGTCAATGCAGTGTAGAACAATGATTCCAACGTGCGTTGCGCGCTACGGCCTAAACCAGCTGCAAGGTCAAGGAATGCGCCCATGTCATCGTTGATAATCATTTGGCGGGTAATGCCAATGATACCACCGCGGGTTTGAGCGTTGGCGCTGAATTTCTCACCGTCTTTCAGTTCAATGGTTTTGTATTCGCCATTTTCGTTGACGATGTCCAAGTTACCAATTGAGCTTGTACGGTAACGGTGGTTTGCGCGGAAATCCGTCACGCTGCCAGTTTTACACACGAATGACCATGTATCTGGAATTACAGCGTAATTGGCCAAGAGTGTTTTGTTCATCACGTTTTCCATGATGATAGGGAACTCGCCAGTAGCCTGTAATGCACGGCGGGCAATTTCCTCGCGGCCCATACCGACGGTACGAACACCAATAGCCTCAAGGCACTCGCGAGCTAAATCGCTAAGGCTGAACGATTGGTATTTTTCGGCACGTTGACGCAATGCGGGGTCGATTTCCTTACGCACTTGGTCAGCAACAATACCAGCTCCACGCATTGCCACGCCAGCAATTGCGGCGGCGCGAAATCCCTCACGCTCACGGTCAGCACCTACGTGCGAGCCAGCGTTGGCAGGGTTTTGCGGTGCGGCTTGGCGTTTGGCCATTTCATCGATGATAACCTTGCGGGCATCTTCAACGGTTGTACCGTTGTCAATCATGGCATCAATGGCAGCATCATCGAGGCCGCCAATTTTGGCAGCGCTGCGGATTTCTTTCACGCGGTTACGTTCGGCGGCGGCAGCCTCGCTGCGCACTTTAGCCTCGTCAACGGGCGTGTTTTGGATTTCTTCGGGGGTCATACTCCTAAGATTTTTATTTGAATTAATTTGGTTTACATTCCCGTTGACCGGGGTATCTTCAACCACCTCATCGGCGGTATCTTCGTCACCTCGAACGGTGATATTAATCTCTGTAAGCGCCGAACGTTCACCGCTGCGAACGGCGGCAAAAATATCGGCGGGCATTTTCTCGAAACTGATTTCCATCGGTTCCCAGTCAGTTGCACGATAAGTTGCACCAGAATCTGTTTTTGATTCGAGCGCGTATTCATGTACCGCGTAGCCAACTGAAACGAAGTTGATAATACCATCTTCAACTTCATCCATCACACGTTGGGCACGTTCGTTTTTTGAGAAACGGATAACCGCACGGCCTTGTTTGTTTGCAATGCTTGCGGATTCAATTACGCCAATTACGCCGCCGTCGCTGATTTTCTCCCAGCGGTCATGACTATCCAACACTGGTGCCGCCTTTGAAGTCATGCGCTCCATTCTTACTGATTTTGGATTAAAGTCCAAAATCTCTAGGTATCGGCCCATATCCCAGTTATAACGGGTAACGGGTGCCTCGGTACCAAAAGTTACCTCAACGGTTCTGGCCTCTTTATTAAATGAGCCCGGCGCAACGGCGGCACGTACCGAGAATTGCTCGGCAGCTGCTTTAATTTGGATTTGCGGTGTTTTCGTCATTATTATCTACGTTTTCGGGATATTTAACGCCAGGGAAAAACCTAGCATCAAAACCCATTTTGATTCCTTTTTTGTCGAACTCTTTTTGCCAGTACTCAATATCATCAAGTAGTTCATCCGGATCATAACCCAACTGCCTTGCAATTTCACCAAACGATGAAACGCCGTTATGCAATTGCGCTTGAATGGCCATAATTTCTTTGAGTGGGTCGATGAACTGGCGGCGTGGGGGTGTCCATGCCACTGTAATGGTTGATGGATTGAATAGCCCGGATAAAGTGCCGCCCATCAACATGAATTGCTTGAATACTTTTTCGCAAAGCTGCGGTATAATTACAAGTCTTTGGATTTCCTCGATCTGCTTATGCATTTCGATAAAACCCATACGGCCAGAGCTAAAGTTCACGCCAGTCAAGTCACCTGTAAGTGCCTCGTATGAAATACCTAAACCAGCGGCAACGTTGCGCAAAATGGCACGGGCATATTCCTCATAGTTTTCCGTTGCTGGTGGCGCCGCAAACTCAATGTTTTCACCGGCACGTAGGTACTCAATCATACCCGGCGCAATGCGCTCAAATCCTAATCCTGTTTCCGGGTCGTTTTCGATTGGTAGCTGTGAGTTAGGCTTGGTGATAAACACTGCCCAGCTTGCAGCAACCTTTTGACGTATCAGTTGTGCATCTTCGTAGTCCTTGTAATCGTTCAAGCGTAGGCCAACGGTCGCAAGGTAAGGGATGCCGCGGAGTTGGCCGGGCCTCCACTGTGGAAATACGTGGATTATTTCATCAGCAGGCACAGGCTTTGATACCATCGAAACTGGCATGCGCATCATTTCGCCCGGGTGTTCATCGAATAGCCAATAGTTAACAGGTCGGCCAAATTTGTCAACCTCAATGCCGTGGATAATGCGGTTGCCATTTTCCAGTGTGCCATTTCTTTGGCCATCAATGTAGTCGCATTCGAGCATCATGTACTGAAATGGCACTTCGCCGGGTTTGTACGAGCGTTGCACACGGCGCGCCAGAAATTCACCATCGCTGAAAATAGCACGTGACGCAAGCGCCAATATGCCGGCAAAGGTTTGAAAACCCTGCACGTCGATGTCCGTCGTTTGCGCCCATTGTTTCCAAGCAGCCTTGGCGCGCTCACCGTTGCGCGTTGATGATGATTTGATAACCGGGTTGATGCCGGTACCCACCACGTTGGTGGCAAATACCTGCTGACCTTTTTTGGCAAATCCATCGTTTTGGATTGTTTGCCTTGAACGGTTGACCAGCGTTTGATGGGCGTACACCAACTCTGTATTGGCCGATGTTTGGCGGCCTACTAGGTTTTTGCCCCGGCGTGTTTTATCCGCAAACTCATACGTGCGGTGCATGGCTCTAGCTTGCGCCCGCTTCAAAGCGGTGCCAGGTGCAACGTACAATATGAGTTTATCAATAAAATTCATCTGCGGAAATCTGCTAATCGGCGTTGGCCGGCATCGGTAATTAATCCTAAATCTTTAGCCATGATGTTCTGCAATGACAACATCGCATCAAGGTTTCTATACTCCACTTTCTTATCACCATAATCAACCTTTAGCGCTCCCGTTGCAATTGCAGCGGTAAGTGCTTGGTATTGTTCCATGTTGTAAGCGGCCATACGTGCGAATTAGGTTATCAATAGTTCAGTACATGAAATAATAGTCCAGCACATCAAATAATCAGGCACAAATATACAAATAAATTTCAATCCTACTATTTTTATCGGATTAATATATTTTGCCTAATCCCAAAAATTACCAACACCACCAACACGCTTACGCGCTGGGGCTGCTTTCGCTTTGACGTACATGGTTCTCAATTTCTCATAATCGGCATCGGTAAACCTGTCTACTTGCAACAATGTTGCAGCGGCACGATTATAGACGCGAGTATCTAGTGGCTCATTTGCCCGGTATATCCTTTGCCACTGGTAAACCGCGTATCCCTTGGAAATAGAATGCACCAATTTTTCAGCTGTGATACCCTTGAAATATTCCTGTGAATACTCCGGCCATTCGCACCATCCATTTGGTTTGGTGCCATCATCTTTGACTTTCAGGGCCAGCGTTGCGTAAACCTCGGATTTGATGATTGATACCCCTATGTTCACCAGTCCAACGGCGGCCTTTACCTTTTGGCCCTCTGATGTGTAGTCGATGGTCCGGGGTGGTGAAATCAAAACCTTTTGCTTGTCTTGGCCTTTGATTGGCACAACGCGCCCATCAGGATATCGGCGTGTGAAGTCATACACGTGCGTAGTGGCGTGGCCGGTATCAATGCAAGCCTTTAGGATTTTCATCTCACGTCCATCCGCTGATGTGTAGGTTTTATCCAGTGCGGTTTGAAGTTTATCCCACACCTCGGATTCAGCCGTGTTGCCCAAAATGGTCAGGTACTCAATTGACCATGTTCGGCGGCCTTTACCCCATCCTAGTATTTCGGCCTCAATGCGGTTTCCCTGGATGTCAATGCCAGCGGTGATGAAACAAACATCCGCGGGTGGTTGGCCAATCGGGTAATTTGCCCTGCGTTGGAATAGATGTTCCCACTCTGGTTGATCTCCTTTTACCTCATGGCTTTGAGCCAACACGGTATTGACAAAAGTTATCATTTTGTCCCCGCTTTCATCCTTGAGTGCCTTATGGTATGCCTTTACAGCATCGGCCCAGCTGTAAAACCCGTATGGTGAGTATAGCGAGTTAATCCAAAATCCGGCAATGTCTGGCCTGGCGTTTTGCGGTGCCGTGGCTATCCATTGGCCATTGCCTAGCATCTCCGTTTTTTTCCATTCTGGGATATGTTCCTTGCAGCCTATACACTCATAGCGGGTATTGGTGCCGTCGATATCATCGTAGCGTAGTTGGTCAAAGTATAATACCTGCAACTCCCCGCAATATGGGCACGGCAAAAAACGTTTCCTTTGGTCCGTCAATAAATATTCTGCTTCAATTGCCGATGCCCCTTTTTTGGTTGGGGTACTCGCAATGTAAATCTTTTTGTTTGCAAACGTTTTGGTCCGGGCCACGGCCAACTCTATGGCACTACCCTGGCCATCCAAGTTGGCAGGGTATTCATCAACCTCATCGAGCATCAAGTACCGGATAGGGGTTGATTTTAATCCCGTTGCGCTATTTGCGCCAGTCATTACCAGTATGCCACCAACGAATGATTTTTCATGTGTGGTGTTTTTGGCGTTGCGTGATCGAGCCGGGGCGCAAGTTTGTTTTAGCCGCTCCGTTGATTCAATCATCGGGTCTATTCTCGTGGCCGTGTTCCGCTTGACTGCTTCATCGGTTGGCATAACTATCATGGCAGGACCGGGCGATATGTCCATCAATGAGCCTACCCAGTTAAGGCCAATTTCAGTTTTACCAACCTGGGCGCCAGCCATGAATACAACCCTTTGCGCTGGGTGGTTCGATGATAAGCAATCCATGATTTCACGCGCATGCGGCGTGAGCGAGCTTGAATATTTACCCGGCCTAGAACTGGCGGTATTGGATAATATCCGGTACGTGTCGGCCCACTCCGTCACCGTCATGGTGCGCTCTGGTTTTAGTCCGTCCAAAAATCCTTTTACAGCGTGGTTCATCGTGGTGGAATTTATCGCAGTGCGATTTACTGGAAATTTATTTTAGCACTATCAAGTGACGGGGCCGACGTGATTTTGATAAGGGCCTGTTTGATTTCCTCAAGCAAATAATTACGGATACCCGTGCGGTCACCGCTCATGGCCATTTCCATTATACGATCGGTTACCCGCTCGGGTAAGCGCTCCAAGTCTTCGCGTAACGATTTGCCCAGTTCAAAAAATTCATTGTAGGCTTGATTTTTATCAACCATTTCATTTGACATGGCGCGCAACTTCAGTTGCCGTGTTGCCAAATCAACTTGCGCCTTGCGTTTATTGATTTCGGCCATCGTTACACCTTCAGGAGTAACGGGCGTTATATCCTGTTTTTTTGCAGCGGCACCACCAACGCGGATGGTGCGCTGTTTTTCAGGTTTGGTGTTGTCGGCATATTCGCGCTTGGCCAGTTCCAAATCATACATTTTGAACTTTTGCCCAGGCACATCAACCGGCCCAGTCAATCGGCCTAGTGTCACGGCCTTGCGCACACCTGATTCAGATAGGTTCAAATGCTTGCATAGTTCCCGGCCTGATACCCATGTCGTTTGGCTCATACTGGTGGGGGTTTATGATAATAATAAACTTCGTTTGCTACATGGGCAACCGCCCATATGAATATCATCCATAGCGTTAGAATCATAATTCAATATTCTGGCCTGACAAATGATTCCAAAAATCAACCAATTTTTTATGATTGGCGGTTGGTTTTCCTGTGATGATCAATATCCCGTTATCCATCGGGATTTCGGTTTTGCCCTTGACTTTGAACGTCACTTCTTTGGCAGTTGTCTTTTTTGATTGTGGTACTGGTGTATCCAGCAGGTCGGCAAAATCATCGCCGCCGGTTGGTATTGCCACGGTCAACAAATCATCGATCTCTGCATCGGTAAAACCTAGGCTGGTCACATCATAATCAACCTCAACCAAATGTTGGATTTCGGCGGCCAGTTTCTCATAATCCCATCTGCTGTTTTGTGCGATGCGATTGTCGGCCAACATCAGGGCCTTAACTTGTTTATCTGTCAATCCTGTGACGTAAATAACAGGAACTGTTTTTAATCCTAATTTTAACGCGGCCGAATGTCTGCCGTGTCCAGCGATGATATTATTTTGGGCATCAACTAAAATCGGGTTTGCAAATCCAAACGATTCGATGGAGTTGCAAATCTCCTGTATCTGGTTTTCATCATGCACCCGGGCATTGTCCGGGCTAGGTTTCAGTAATGACGGGGATACACTGGCTAGTGATAGGTTACTCATGTCGTTGAGGTGTTTGGTTAATAATTACCAGCGGTCAATTCTGGTGTTGGTGTCGGGGCGTTCGATTTCATCATCTGACTTGATTATAAATTGATCAAACCCACGGGCTATTTGTTGGCGGGTGTAAAAATCCATCGTATCATTCGGGGAAGTTTCCCGCATCGGTTCTGGTAATATGAGTGATGCTATTGGTTTAAGATACACTTTTTCTCTTTGCTCAAAACGCTTTTGTCGGTCAACAGCTTCATCTTCACTTTGAAAGTATATGTATATCCCATATCCAAGCATTGTTGATATTCCGCCCGCAATAAGTATCAATGATTCCATGTTGTGTTTGTTTTGGTGTTGTAAGTGATTAAGTGTCGTAAGTGATTAGAGTGCAAATATACACCATGCGCACCACACCGCAAAATAGTACGCACTAAAAAGTACGCACGGGTATATACACACTGCTAGATGTAGATTAGCCATCGTGTATAATGGGCATATCCTACTAAATTGGTAGTATATAAATTCTACTAAATTGGTAGTATATTAAATGCAACATTGTTGCATTTTTGAAAAAATTGCCCAGCGCATGATATTAAACTGGCCGCCGTTGAGGTAACTTTTGGTACCGAGGCACCCGTTACCCGTTATAACTGGGATATGGGCCGATACCTAGAGATTTTGGACTTTAATCCAAAATCAGT